ATGACACCACAACCTCCAGGTCCAGGTGGTGGAGCAACTAACCCAATGCAGATGGCAGCGATGGTAACGCAGATGTTAGGCCAACTGCCACCACCGTTGCTACAAGCAATAGGCCAAGCCTTAGCACAGGGAGTACCACCCCAGGCCATATTGCAACAAATGGTACAAGCTTCAGCGGGCGGACAACCACCAAACGGTGCAGGTGGACCAGCACAACCACCTGGGCCAGGACCACAGCCCCCGCAAGGAGTGATAAGGCACTAACATGAGCGATCGTAGCACAGAATCCGATATCCTCGGCAGCATTCCAGGTTTAGATGATGCTGGCGTAGATAGTGGCGGATCATTCGACTCCGGTAGTAGTGGCATCGATAGTGGAGATGGAGGAGGCACTACGTCAGCACAACCTAGTGCTGATCCGACATCTAGAGGTGGACAGTATCAAGCACCAGACGGTGCTGTTCAGCGTAGACACGATGGTCTGGTTGAAGTTCCTAATGAGCAGAACCAGAACGTTCGTGATCTAGTTGATCCGATTACCGGTCGTCGGGTTGCAAGTGGTGGTGTCGAGCGTCGTATCTTTGAGGAAGGCCAACGACACGCGCGTGAGAATCAGCAGCTTAAACAGCAACTACAGAATGCGTCTAACCAACTCAATGGTATTAATGAGGTAACTCAGGAAGCTGTTAGGTTGGGACTAACACCTGAGAGTCAGCTCGTAGCAGTTCGTGTAATGGCTGACTTTCTGCGTGACCCGGTGAGAACGCTTGAGTATATGGTCCAGGAGGTCAAGGCCAAGGGGTACCAGATCCCATTCCTGGCCCAGGGCGTCTCACCGGGCATGGACATGGCGGCCATCGGTCGGATGATCGACCAAAAAATGATGCCCATCACCCAGCAGCGGCAGATCGAGGCCCAGCAGCAGAGGGTGAGAAATGAAGCAAAACAAGAGCTTGACACGTTTCTTGCAAGTCACGAGGACGCTCAGCAAAACCTTGACGTGATCGCAGAAATGTTGCAGGCTCAACCGGGTCTGACCCTTCCTGATGCCTACATCCAGATGATGCGATGGTCGATCATGAATGGCCTAGACCCGAGGCAGTCGCTCAAGCAGCAAATTGCGCGGTTGCAACAGCAGCCTACCCAGCAGCCTACCCAAACACGACCACTGCCGAATGGACGTAGCGCGAGTGGTGGCGTGGCCCAACGCTCTAACGGTGCAGCTCAGATGCACAATGAGAATGCATCGTGGAGTGAGATCATTCGAGATGCCATGTTGGAGCATGGTGTCAGTCTCAACTAGCTGAGGTAGGATCAAACAATGCCAGTTGGAACAGTAGTACCAGCCGTTGCTGATGTACTGCATTCCACGCTTACCAAGAGCAGACGCAAACTCGTCATGGCGAGTATCAAGTCGAATGCACTGATGGCGTGGGTGTTCAGCAACGACCGAGTTGAGTATGAGGACGGTGGTTACAACATCACCAACCCACTCACTGTTGGACGAAATCCGAACGTCACGTCGTATCAGTACTATCAACCGTTACCCGTCAACCAGACTGACGAGTTCGACACGGTTGAGTATGGGTACTCACGCGTCGCCGGTAGCGTCATCATCAGTGATCAAGAGCAGGATGAGAACAACGGCGCTGCTGCCATCTTCAAGTTGATGAAAGAGAAGATGAATGTCCTCGAGGAGAGCATCAAGGACAAGTTCAGCCAGTATCTATACGCTGTTGGTGGCGGTACTGATCCTCTTGGTCTGGGCAGCCTTATCCCAACTAACCCACTGACAGGGACGTTGGGTGGCATCAATCGCGCATCTCAGCCACAGTGGAGAACGTCGGCTTATATCTTCGCTGGTGGTATCGACTCGACTAACATCGAGGAGGTGTTCGATGATGTGCTGATGGATCTTACACTGAAGGGGGATCGGCCGACTGTCATCCTGGCTGGTCGTAACATCTACAGGATGTATCGGCAGGCAGTACGCGATAAATTCACGATTCCATTGAGCGAAGGCAAAGCATCGAAGCGCATGTTCGATCTCGGCTTCGAGGGCGTGCTGCACAATGGTATCCCTCTCCTCTACGATGAGGATTGTCCGGTCAGCTATGCGTACTTCATCAACGATACGTATCTACGCCTCCACATGCTCCGCGGTGTGAATATGAAGGTTAAGGAGTTGGTGGCCCCGTGGAACGTAGATGCGGTTGGCAGCCGCGTGGTGTGGCAAGGTCAATGGTGCTTGTGGCGTGCATTCCGCACACACGGCGTCGTAACTAACTGAGGTGTGACATGAGCGATACTCCAGAGCCTACAGATCCGCCCGAGGAGTGGGAGCAGAAGGGTAACACATATCCTGAAGGTACGCCACCTGAAGGAGTGATGTCGCACGACAAGCCTGATGTAGGTCGTGCGCCTAACTTCGTGCCACCTGATCCACCGCCTCCACCGCCTCCTGCACCTGAGCCTGTCGTAGTAGAACAGGCACCAGCTCCACTCGATCTTCCCCCAGGTCAACAGCCATGAGTGGAATGCTGAATATCAAACCAGCGTTCCAGGTTGAGAAGCTTGAGGGTACGTTTACACGAACAGTGATGGTCATTGAGGAGGATGTTCGTAAGGTTGGTCCGAATCAAGACAAGTCACTGATCATACGCAAGCTGGTACCTAAGAAGGAACAGTACCAGGATGCGTATATGATCTACTTCCCACAGGGTCATAGCATCCATGTAGCATCGGATGACGTTGAACAGTTACAGCGTATCGGTGTGTTCAACAAGCCTGACTACGTGGACATGAACACTGGTGAGGTGGTTCCTGTGAACCTCGATCTGTCTCCTAAAGAGATCGTGGAACGTAAGACTCATGTTCGCCATGGTCCTCCTCGAACGGGTGGACTTAGCGATCTAGCAGAGGAGATCGGTGAGTAATGGCAAACGTAATGGCCTCGCCGACTAACTTCGCACCGGCACGGATCAATCAGTATGTGCCTGCGATGAAGTACTCGGCGGATGTAAACTACAACGGTGGGACTAGGGTTAGCTTTGGTGCACCGGCAGCTAACAGTGCTACGGCTATTGGCAACGCAATCAGTATCGCTACTGCTGCTACAACTGACTTGAGCAGCGTCGTACTTCCTGAGCCGTTCGGTCGAACTGTAACCGTCGTAGCCAGTGGTGCATCGACTGCAACCGTGACGTTGAACGGGTATGACTATCTCGGTCAGCCTATCACTGAGCAGCTCACACTGAACGGTGCAACACCAGTCAACGGTAAGAAGGCGTTCAAGTACTTCAGGAACGTCAGCTATACGGCAACTGCTGCAACGACCATGAATATTGGTACAGGTAGCGGTATCGGTCTGCCGTATAAGTCCATCCGTGCTCAGTATGAGACGGCTAACCAAGCGTTGGTAGCTGCGGGTACACTGACTGCGCCAGTGTTGACTGATCCACAGACTGCTACGACTGGTGATCCTCGTGGTACGTATGCACCAACGACTGCATTCGATGGTACGACTCAGATAACCGCGGTGTTCGACATGCAGAACGATGTGAATGCTAACAACCGCGGAGGGCTTCATGGTATAGCGCAGTATACTGCATGATCGTTACTTGGGAACATACCTGTGGGTCGGTGCTGCTAACTCCCCGGCATGATGCCGCATCATCGACCCACACTCTTGAGGTGAACGATGGCAGGAACCAAGGTCGGTGACATTGTTAGTGATGTCATTGTAGAGCTATCCCAGGTCCCAGGTATCGCCACTCAGCTGTATGCGTCTGGTCGAATCACTCAATTCGTGCAGGATGCATATCAGCTTGAGATGATCGATAACTGGTGGCCGGGATATATGACCTACTTCACTGTACCACTCGATGGTACGACTGGTAGGCTCGCACAGGACTTGAAGGGACCGATCAGTACAGTCGACACGTTCGAGGACATCAAGATTGCATGGCCAGAGGGTAGCGATAGGCGGGTGCGTATACTACCGTCAACGCTAAATCCATCACTGCTGACTGCTGGAGCAGCGATGCTCTATATGGCACCTGACTATCTGGTTCCGAATAGACCACTACGTGTATGGCCCAACGCGACCACTGGCAACATTGTTCTCTTCGCTCAGCAGCATACAAGCCTGCCACTAGATCCAACGTCCGTGCTATATCTTGATCGGCTGCTCATGACGTACGATGCAGCATGGATGTATTGCGTAGACGACGGGACCGTTCCTGCTCAAGTGCAGAAGTACCAGATGCTGGCTGCTAAGCGTCGCAAGCAGATCATCACCTCGCAGAATCAACAGCCGAGCGAACTAGACTCGAGATTCCCAGAGGATGTATCTGCATACGGCTGGTTCACTCTCGACCAGACTCCACTAGCATGACAGCAACCGATTGGTTTCGTGGGCAGATACTTGTTGCTGACGAATTAGACAGCGCGTTTAGCCGATGCATCGATCGTGCTGGCGACTACATGACTGGCAAGCTTGTACTTGCACTCGATCCAACCAATCCAATGGATTCGGTTACTAAGCGATACGTAGACAACAAGACCGGTCCTCAAGGTCCTCAAGGT